AGTACCAGTACCAGCCGCTGTTTTAATATACAGAGGATGACCACTAGCATTCACAACAAGATTAATCGTGTCACCAACATTTACTGTTATTATTTGATTGTTACCACTGACACCAGCCAGACGATCAGCACCAGCTGTTACATATGCGCCACTACCACTGTTTGTGACATCTATACTGTATGACTGACTCTGTTGTGTATTGTAATAGAATACACCATTTGCTAGAGTTGCTGCAGCGTATATTGTCTTGATTGTTGTCGCTGTATTCGAAGAAGTGGTGTCGATAAAGTATACACCATTTGCTGTTGGTCCATTGCGGTCTACAATTTTTATCTTCGTGTTGCTTGTTGGTATATCTGAAGTAAAGAATGTATCAGTACCAACAATTGCTCTTGGAGAGCCGAGATCACTAATACTCAACGTCGCATGTGTATTAATAGTAACAGTTTGGTAAGCTCCAATAATATTATTTGAAGTAATTGCAATTGATCCACGACCAAGCGCAAAAGTAGAAACATCTGTTTCTATAGTACCAAGCGTAGGCTGTAGAATAGATATACGCTCAATTGTTGGTATTGTATTCGCTGTATTAATAAAGGTGACTTGCGGTAAGTTAATAGTAATTTCAGATTGTATTTTATAAGAAATTTCTGTTGACCCTACAGTAACAATAGGAGGTTCGGCTTCAGAGAATAAACGCACCCGACCAAACATCTTTGTTCCAGCTGGATGTACAATATCATTTACAAGTTTACGATATGTGTTTGTAAATTGGTCAGAATTAATTTCATATGAGAAATCTTGATAATAACGGTTATCCTGAAGTTTATTATTCCAACTTAACCAACCTTTAGTATCAACATATTTTCCTGGGTATTCAATGACACCAGAAACAAACGGATTACCTACAGCGCCCTGTGTTCCTGCTCTTGTTGAGTTACTGATATTAATTTCATCATCGCGGTTATAGTTTGTACCAAAAGTAGACACATTAACAGAAGTAATTGCTCCTGGAGCATGTGCAGCAACAATGTTTGCATTGTTACCTTTAATACCACCACTACCATCGGGTAACAATGAACGAGCAACATTCTCTTGTACTATCGCTGAAGTTGGAAGAGTAGAATATCCGTACCCATAATTTGTAGTAGTAATTGAAGCAATTGTTCCAACTGTAACACTATCAAAATCAAGAGAGGCTAATGTAGAAGCTACGTTTGCAGTTGCAAAATTAGTTCCAACTGATGCAGTATTTGCTCCTGCTGATACAAACGCTGGACCTGTGTTTAAAATAACATTTGCCACAGGCTCAATAGTATTAGTCATTATATTGAGAGTTTCGGTATTTGAAATACTATCAATCGTGAACGCTGTTTCAAAACCACCATTGTCTGTAATTGTAATTGTAGCATCAGTCCTGTAACCAGAACCACCATCTGCAATAGACCATTCAACAGCGCTCTGGTCGTTTGTTGCTGTTACAGCACCTTCAGCACCAGAACCTGATGGACTTGTAAAAGTTACAACATCATCTACTCTATGAAACGCCCCGCCCTCAAGGATGTCAACACCTTGAAGTGGACCACTCAATGCTACGACTGTCGCATAAATGCTATTATTACTAACAAGCGCAATCTTTTCATTATCTTGGAAAGCGCCAACAACATCAAGTAAATATAACTCATCAACTAATGAGCCGCCTGAAATACTACCAATAATTTTATCTACTTTAGCAGTAGCACCACTCGTCAAGCCTTTTATATTTTGGTTGTCAAATTCGGTTGTGACTCCAACACGAGGAGAACCAATACGAACAGATTTTTCTATTAGCCAACGACCATCCGATACACGAAGCATATCTTCGCCTGGATAATAAAAGTCTATTTCTTCATTGTAGAGTAGACGGAATAAAAGACGATATGATAGCTCAGATCCTCGAGCACGATGCATATCCTTAGCATGTTTTGCCAGCTTTTTTCTATCAGCGAGAGTTGATCTTGGAATATTATCTATAATCTCACGATGAAAATATTCTAAATATTTGTCATATGTGTTGTCGATGTCTTGATAGTTAATTAGATTTTTAGAAACTTCAATAGCATTGTTAGCTTGTTCGGTCCACTCATAATACGCTTTTACAAACGCAACGAGGTTTGGACCATCATCTCGTGCGAACTGAGGGAACTGTTGCTCAACTAATGTGGATATCTTTTTATCTATTGACATTTATTAATACACCGATGGTGAAATATTAGAGCCTGAATTTTCAGTTGTCACGCCAGTTGTCGTAGCTGTTACTGTATTTGCAGCAAGTATAGTAGTTGTATCATCAATAACTGAAACAGTAGCGCCTGCAATTAATAGTATTTGGTTTCGAACTGCATCAACGTCGTTATTTTTTGGATTAGCAAATATACTCAATGAACTACCAACAAATGCGGTTGGAAGGAACGAATTTAAAGTAACAATACCCGTCAAGTAATCTACAGTACCTGCTGTTTCAGACAAATACACTCTGGTAGAATTTAACAAATAGTATATACGAATGTTTCCATTACCATCGTCATCAAAATAACAAGTTTGATTTTGAAAAGTAAATTCACTCGAACTAATTGTATATTTGTGACCAGCATGAGGGTTTTCTAGTACATTACCAAAAGGAATATTATACGTTGAACTCGTTGTTAAGCTAGGAATAAACCTTTTTTCAATTGTAATTAACGTAAGGTTACTCACAATAGATGTGTCTGCCGCATCGATAGTTTGAATAAACTGAGAATATCTAAATCTATTGCTATCAAACGTACCGAGTTTAGTGTTTTCAAAATTAATAATAGCGTTAGTTACTTTGGTTTGAACCGCAACGGCAGAAAGGGTTGTGGCTTTCGAGTTATATCTTACAGTAACTGTTGGTTGAATGTATAAGAAAGAAGCATCAACAAACTCTGGATCAATAGAAAGAACATTGTATTTTTTGAGCTGTGTTCTAATGTCTGTTTTTCTCTGAGAAGAAATAGTGAAGCCATTGACTGGTTTAATTGAAAGAAAAACTTTTCCATAAACAGCAGGGACATTCTCTTCACCACCCCACACACTGACTGATTGGAAGTCTCCGTTATCTCTTAGAATAATACGTTTATAATCATCAGAGAGAACTGCACGGTTTTGTGTTTCATAGTTCTTTGGAGCATTGAACTTAATTGATTCGATTGATTCGTTGTCAGAACCACCTGCCGTAGGAGCATTAACTGTTGTTGTAAACGCGCTAAATCCACCAAGCGTTGATGGGCTTGTAAAAGAATTAACATCATTGCCAAGCGTGCCATTACAAATACGATAGTTAGCAATAACTATATTGTTATCATCTGGTGTCTTACCAATTACATTATCACCAAAATAAATTTCATACTGACTATCTTCTACTTCTTGTAAAAAGTATACGGCGCTATTTGCTTGAACCTGAGTAATATCGCTTGCAAGATTATATCGAACAGAGCTTTGATCGTCGGCTGCTGTTTGGACGTCAACAGTAATTGATGTGGTATCTACATTTTCATTAGGAAGAATGTAGCGAACAGGATCGTTTGTGCTTACGGTAAAACGATGTGTTACTGGACGACCTTCTGTAATTGTAATATCGCCTGTGTAGTCATCATTTGAACTCAGCGTATATGCTTCTGGTGTGACAAATTTATATATTTCACCATCTAACGTAGCAGAGAACTCAGAGTTCTTAGCAACCGTAACAGTGTTTGGTGCGCCTGTAGGTGTAATAGCAACATTAAGAGTTGTACTTGCTCCACGAGCAGAACGAGGAACATAGTCAAGCATCTTTGCTCTTGACGCTACACTATCACGAAGCTGCGCGGAATCGAGGAACATCTCGTTACCAATCATGCTTGTGTAAAAGGCGTTTTGATAAGTGTTATATGCGAGGAGATCCATTAGCATACTGATCGTAGAGCCTTCAAAGTTATAGTCGGTAAACTCTGGCTTTGCTTGAATGTAAGTCTTCATTGATGTTTTGATTGCATCAAAATCAAGACTTGTTACACTGATTGCTGAATTAGCTGCCATCTATCTTACTCTTTCCAATAATACATTGACGGAAATTGGTTGCGCATCATTTTTTATTCGAAATGTAATTGTGACATTAATAGCATTATTATCTTGATTGAAATCACTTACTATGTCATCAATTATTGCTCTTGGTTCATAGTTATCTAATGCTGTTCGAATGTTCTTTGCAATATTATATTCTGTGATTGGATCCATATTCTCAAATAACTGTGAGAGAATATCTCCTCCAAAAGTTGGATTATATGGTCGCTCATAGAAGTTAGTGAGAACAATATTTTTTACACTCTGCTTCACAGCATCACGGTTGACTAATGCTTTCACATTACCAGTGATAGGATGTGCTGTAAAACTCAGTGGTATATCTTTAAATACTGGTTCTTTAAGTTCAGGCATACTACTTCTCTTTGTTTTTATTATTTATAATAGATTAATCAGCTTTTATTCCAAAGTTTCCAAGCCATTCGCCTTCTGGTTTAGGGCACCAACTCAACTTAGCTTGATCAACTGAAACAGAATATGTGCCGTCAGGATTCTTTGTTGCTTGTGTTAAATTAGATTCACCATCAGCTTTAAGAAAAGCAACACAGTCTACGAAACGTTGTGTTGTATTATCTACTTCTTCTTGGGTGGTAGATAATACAGATCCTGAGTTTTGAAGTTCTTTAATTGTTTGAATCGTCTGTTTTGCGTTTATGGCATAAGAACGAATAGTTGTATACATCCAAGCCTCAAACTCTAATTGAGTAGAATAACCTTTTGGTTTCCAGAAAAAACCACTACCATCTGGTGCTTCTGTTTTAATAAATATTTTAACAATTTGATTGCTTGATTTAGGAGTCATGCATAAACCAAATTCAGGACGTAATGTAACTTTGATAGTTTCTGGTGGAGTAGGTGGTTGAACAGCAGTAGCTGGTGGTGTAGATGTTTGAGTTACCTCTTTTAATTCAGGAGTAATAGGTGCTCTTACATTGCTATTATCAACTGCTGGAGTTACTTCTTCAACAGGTTTTGGTGCTGGTGGTGGTGGTAATTTAATAGCATCTGTTACTGGTGCATCTGGAACTAATCCTTTTACAACATATTCATAACCATTGATTTCACCGTCCTCATCATATGTCGGCTCTGCATCAAGATTAGGAATGTCTTTACATATGTCAAACGATAATAACGCATTTAAATCACCAAGCAAAGCATCTAAGTCTAACCCAGGAGCATCACCAAATAACTCTTTAATCTTATCAATTTGTGCAGCTAAATCTAATGCTTTTAATGGGTCGTTCAGTAAACCAATTAGTTTTGCCATTTCTAACTGAAGATTAGGAGGTAGGTCTGGTATTTCTGGAATCAAATTTTCTAATTCAGCAAGAGCTTTATTCATCTCACCTTCAAGCTGTGATTGTAGACTAGCAATACTACCAGCAATACCACCAGCCGCAGCAGAAAGCTCTTTCATAGCATCATTGATCGCTTTGTTTGCAGCATCGAGGTTTAATATATCTAAACTTAAACCACATTTTGATAAGTCAGGAATCATATCTTAAACTCCAGGAGGTGTTGGTGGGGTTAAGTCAGTACAGTCATTTGAACTAGAGCGAGCTGGATCACCACTACATGCATAGTCAACACCCGCTGCAGTTCTAAGATGATAATCTTTACCCTTGCGTTCCCAGTAATCCCCATTATGATCAAACTGGCTTTCAGCAGTATACTTTGAGAAGTAGTTACCAATATACGTTAGGTTTGCCACACCTGTTACTTGCTTAATGAACGTAGAAGCAAACGACATTGTAGCAGCTCCAATTGATTTAAGAGTAAATGTTCCTCCAGAAGCAATTGATATATTGCCACCACTACCAATATCTGTATTTTTAACTGCAGTGAATGATGTATTCCCAGATACCATTGTTGAGCTATTAACAAATACAGTCTTCTCTTCACTCTTTTTAATTTTTACAATGTTACTTTTACCAATGGTTTCATCATAGAAGCCATCAACAGTTGTTCTTCTATCACCAGAGACACGCATTGTTTTATTGCCGTTTATTTGAGACGACTCATCTGACATAACTTCCTTCAGATCATTGCCTTGAATCTTTGTTACACGATCACCACGAACTGTTACATATTGATTACCATCGACTTCTGTATAATGGTCGCCTTGTACATACAACTTAGCATTACCAACAACAGTAATATTTTGTGTGCCTCTAATATAAATGTTTTCATCATCAACAACAACTTCGTAATTTTTACCAACTACTTTTGTTACACGAGTGCCATCTGGTTGAATTTCCTCAAACGTACCAGCTTTATGATATTTGTGTAATCTTTCAGCGTTAGGAGAATCATCTACTTCAAATACATGACCTGATTCGGAATTATAAACGTGATTATATGGATAACCAGAAGCACCGACACCAGCAGGAAAAACATCTTTTATTTCTCCACCATATCTTGGGTTTGGTTCACTCCATGTTGGAACTGTATCATTGCCTTCATCATCAGTAGCATAATCAGCGCTATAAGGTTTATCTGGTTTTAAAGTAGATATGTCTGGAGCAGTCGCTGTTGGGATTGGACCCAATGCATTTTTAGCATTTCTTTTTGCAATTAATGTATCGTCTTCTTCAGCATTTGCTTTTGCTAATGTTGGAGTATCGGCTTGTAGAAATGAATCTTTTGTTGGATATGTTGCAGTTGGATCAGTAAAACCTTTTGGTGAATCTGGTTTTTCAGTTGGAATACCAGCCATAGTACCCATAACAATTGGACGCTGCGCTTCGTTTCCATCAGCAAAGAAACCAACAACCCACGTGCCTTCTACAATACCAGTTGCGCTCTTACCAATTCCACTGATTGCAGCAGACGTTATATCTTGAATAGGTTGTGCCCAAGGCAGGTTTTTTGTTGGGAGGTCGTCAAGATTATCTGTATGCCAACCATAACAGCGTACACGAACACGACCAATCTCTAGAGGATCAGCACGATCTTCTACAACACCATACCACCAAACAAACTGTTCACCTAAATTTTTCATTATTCAACCTTCTTCGCTTTCTTTGCATATGTGTCTTTTCTACATTCGAAAATAGTATAGAATTTATTATTCTTTTTGTTAAACGTATGACGTAATGAAGTAACCAAAAACTTTTTATCATATAACAAATTTAATTTTTTTGATAACTCAGGCAACTCAGAAGACTGAGGTATATGTAAATTTACAACATCACCAACTTCAATATCTGTATTACCTGGAACAGTAATACTTAAAACAATATTAGATAACTGTGCCTTGGACAATATGTTATACTTGAACCAATTCTGCAGCCTTCTTGGATTACGAATTTGTGGGTCTGTGTTAGTAGCATTTGATAGATATGGTTGTTTATTATAGTTTTCACCAATATTAGATTGTATATAATACGAGCCAGAGGTGCCAGCATCAGTTGCAAACAATGACTCTTCAGATAAAAGAAACGAATAATCTAACTTTTTCTTATCGTTTTCAATATGTGTTACTTTATTCGAATCATTCTTATATGAGAAACTATCAGTAGTAAACCTTTTAGTTATTGTATCAATCGTTTGTACATTGTGTGAATACATTCCACGACTAAGATTTTTTAATACGTTAACTTGCTGAACGAAATCATAGTTTGTAATTTTTTGATCTTCGTTAATTTTTTCGCCCTGATTTGCACTCGTTTCACTAGAGGCTAATGTAAAATAAAAATCATGCGAAGGTTTCTTAAGCAACATACTGTCAACTGTTTCAAAATAATAACCATCTGTCTTTTCAAAAAAGTAAAAATTAGAACCAAGACCTTCTTGATCGTTCTTCGTCTGTGCTTCTGCGCAAAGATATTTAATAGCCTTGAACGGTGTTATATGATCTGGAAATACAACAGAGAAGTTATCGTTTGTTTCTTGTATAGAAAGCGTCTTATTCTTTTTAACATTTGTATATTCTTCAGCTGTTGGTCTTAAATAGCTATTATATATTGATTTTATTATAGTAGAAACAGGTAAGTCAATATAAGATTTAGGAATAGATTTACGATGATCGCTGATTGTTTCTTGGCTACATCCGTGCAGAACATACTTATCTGATCTTGATTCAAACCTGTCTTTATCACTCACATTATAGATATGGAAATAATACTTTAATGACTTTTCAAAAGTAGGTGTTTTAAATTCTATTTCTAAAGTTTCTTCGCCAATGATTGGAAATATTTCTACAAGACCATTACCATCAAGAATAGCAACATCTATTTTTGTAGAATTGGCAAAAACGCTATGATAGATGTTGAACTCCAACATTATATTGCGAATGTCCAATGCTTCTCCATTATAGTTATAGAGAATACAAGACTTTAATTCTAAGTCTGTTGGGCTATATGTTAGCGTTGCAGCCATTATTCAAAAATGCTCTCTGCTTCATTTATTAAATCAACGACGTAATCAGCATGAAGAACTTTAATTGTTCTTTTAGAGTCATTTAATTTTTCTTCATACGTAAAGTTTGATACTTCGCGACGATCAGTTGCTACCAAGCTATTATATGTTGTTAGGTCAACAGTAATTGTTTTTTCTGGAACGATAGTACCGTCAAACAAAACAGATTGTGTTTGGATAATATGCTCATAATGATGGACTGTATTTAATGCAGACTCTGTAGAACCATATTTTGAACGTACAAACGCAACAAACTCTTGGTAGTCTAAAGGCAAGTCATATTGAGGATCTATAATATCGTTTGTAATATAGATTACCCAATCAAGTGTAGAGTCTCCATAGTATCTATCAGCAATAAATTCTACAGATTGACCTTCAGTAATATCGTGTGTATAATATATCGCTGTTCTATTTTTTAATATTTCTTGTAATTTAAAACGAACAAGTGGATTTTGAACAGTACGAGGAATACCATTCTTCTGAACGTCGTATGAAACTTGAGGATTGTTCTTAAAAAAGAATGCCATTTATATTACCTATTAAATTGATCAATTGTTTGTTTTGTGACAATTGTAACTTCTTGGAAAGCAGCAGTAATGTTTATAGAAACAGGTGCCTTTTCTGTTGCCGTGACGTTATAATATAATGGTTTTCCTTCTGCATGATATTGTACATTAAGCGACGTTAATACAGATGGACCAATATTATGTACATGTTTATCGTGTCTAAAATCAATATCAAACTGCTCTGGGTAATCAAGGAAATGTGGGTTTTTTTGATTTACGCCTGGAGAGCTATACCATTTAAATGCTCTTACAATATCTGTTAGAACTAAGCTGTCTCTTTCATTACGTGCAATTAACTTCCACTGAAACTGATGTGATCTAATATTTGGCTGATCGTACATGACTGCCATATATGGATTTTTAGATATTCCCTGCGCTGCAACTGCTCCTTTAAATGCATTACCAAGACCACCTACGTTTGCAGCTCCTTCAACAAATTCAAACGCCAAGGTGTTAGTCGCATCAGCAACATCCCCTTTAGTTATAGTTTTCATTTTGTCAACAATAGAAGAAACGCTACCCGAACTTAAAATACCAGAAGCTCCAGCTCCCAACGAGCCTTTGATTCCAATTGCTTCTGTATTATACCTCTGATCATATGTAGTACCAATATTAGCTGGCATAGGAAGAAAGATTTTTGTCAAGATCTCTTTTTTTGAAAATTCTTCTGCTTTAAATAGTTTTGGTTTAGCAGCATTGAAAACTACCCAGTGATCTGTTTCATCTAAGTTAAAAGGAAATTTTAATATTTTTTTTGTATTTTGTTGACCTGACTGAACAGACCTTTGAAATGCATCTTTTGGCACCTTTGGATCAACAGCATCTAGTTTTGGAAAGTCTGGTTCCGGCATATATAAATATCCTTAGCTTAACTTATACTGGTTTTATATATTTATAATGGTTGCACAGAAGAGTCGATATATTCCAAGAAATCCATCCAAATATAAAGGTGATCCTACAGGTATAGTGTGTCGCAGTTCATGGGAACGGAAGTTTTGTGTTTGGTGTGATCATACATCAACAGTTCTCAAATGGTCTTCGGAAGAGTATGTAATCCCATATATAAGTCCAGTAGACAATCGTCGCCATCGTTATTATCCTGATTTTTATGTTAAAGTAAGGAATGCCGACAACATTATAGAGGAATGGATTGTCGAAGTAAAACCTGCTGCTCAAACAAAAGAACCTAAAAAACAAAAGCGAATAACCAAACGATACATCAATGAGGTTAAAACCTACGCAGTTAATATTAGCAAATGGGATTATGCAGTAGAGTGGTGTAAGGATCGTAATTATAAGTTCGTGATCTTTACTGAACATGAATTAGGTATTAAATAACTATAATATCAAAAGGATACAATCCTATTATAACTACAATCATTATCTATGTCAACTCTTTTTTCGATTATAAATAATAAAAAGGAGATTTACTTTGCCTGCAGTTCTTTTCGATAAAATTTTAGCACAAGGTGTTCGTGCTGGTCAGATACCAGCTAAAACGCAATCCGCAAGAACATGGTTTCGAAATGCGGCGAAGAAAGTAACAATTGCCCCAGCAACGTTAATGCAAGAAGATCGTACACAATTAAAGAATCGTGCATCAATTGGAAAAATGTATTTTTTCTATTATGATCCAAAACATAAAAAGACATTGCCATATTACGATAGGTTTCCGCTCATATTTAAAGTACAGAATGTTCCTGGTGGTTTTCATGGTCTTAACATGCATTATTTACCACTACCACTCAGAGCTAGACTAATGGATGCTCTTTATGACTTAGCATCTAACACTAAGTATGACGAAGGAACAAAATTAAAAATTAGCTATAATATACTCAAAGGTGTGAGCAAGTATTACAAACCAACATTTAAAATGTATTTGAATGATCATGTAAGAAGTAGATTTCTAGAGGTAGCTTCAAATGATTGGGATATGGCTTTATTCTTACCACTAGAGCAATTCGAAAAATCATCTAAGTCTAATGTTTGGAAAGACTCACGATCTATGGTAGGAGGTCGATAACATGGCTTTTGATATCGATTCATTTACTGCTGAAATGCATAGTGTTGGTTTCGCTAGACCAAGCGACTTTGAAGTTGAGATTGGTGGGGATATTCTTTCAAAAGTTGGTAGTTCTTTTGGATTATCAAGCTCATTAATGTTTAGAGTTAATACTGCTGAACTTCCGCAACGTAATGTTGAAGCTATTAGTTATGCAGAGTACGGTGCGCCATATAAAATTGGTGGTGGAGTTAACTATGTTGATACTCCTATTAGTATTATTTGCAGCCCAGACCTTCGCGAGCGCGAGTTCTTTATGCGTTGGCAAGATTTAATTGGTGGGTTTCATCGTAACCCTGATCTTGATGCCGATCAAAGAAAGAATCAATTTAATATTGGTTATTATGATAATTATGTTGCTAAAAAAGGTATTACAATTTATCAGTTGGACCAGCAAGGGTTTAAGACGTATGCAGTAGATTTGATTGATGCTTATCCTATTGTTGTTAGCCCACTTTCGTTGAGTTGGGCTAATGGTTCTGAAGTACAAGTAATGAATGTTACCATTGCGTTTCGATATTTTGAAGAGCGAAATCAATCGCAGCTTGGAACACAATTACGAATTGGAAGAGATGGGCTACAAATTGCTGGAGGTTTAAATTTACCATTTAGTATTGCAGGTATTAAAAACCAAGCCAAGACGCAATTAAATCCAAGAAAATTAATGACGAATCTCAGTAAGAAATCTGGAATTAGTTTTACAGGATTACCAAAAATATTTTAATATAATATGGAGTTTATACTATGGCTTTACCAAAACTAGTTACCCCTGAGTTTGAAACAGAGATACCTTCTACAAAGGAACCAATTAAATTTAGACCATTCCTTGTTAAAGAAGAAAAAGTTCTCTATATGGCTCTAGAAAGCGGCGAAGAAAAAGATATCTTTAATGGTGTAATGACAATTCTTGAATCCTGCATCTTAACTGATGGGATTGATAAATCTAAATTAACATCATATGACCTAGAATATTTGTTTTTACAATTAAGAGCTAAGTCTGTTGGTGAGAAAATTGATATAAAATTATCTCATGTAAATGAAGATAATAAAAGTAAATGCCAAGAATCTACAAAGGTATCAATTAATATAGATAATGTTAAGATTAAATTTGATGACAAACATGAATATAAGTTAGATATCGGTAACAATATTGGCATGAAGATGCGCGATCCTCAAACAACAATGATGTTTGCGCTGCAGAATAAAAATGGTAGTGAAATTGATCAGCTGTTAGATATCATTTGTGAATGCGTTGAACTGGTATATGATAACGATAATGTATATGAAGATTTTACCAAAAAAGAATTAAAAGAGTTCTTGGAAAATCTTACTAAAGATAATTTTGAAAAGGTAGCAGAGTTTTTTAATACGTTGCCAAAGTTATCCCATGATATTGAATTTACATGTCCTGCATGTGGTGAAACTGAGACTGTAAAGATAGAAGGTATGCAAAGTTTTTTTACTTAGGACTCAGCCATGATTCGCTTATGAACATGTATTATATGAATTTTAGTTTGATGCAACACCATAAGTATAGTTTGACTGAGTTAGAAGAAATGATACCATTTGAAAGAGACATATACGTTGGTTTATTATTAGCCTGGTTAAAAGAAGAAAAAGAAAGAATGGAAAAACAATAATGGCTTTACCACAATTAGCAGGTGCTGGAAATAATAATTTACCAATGTTGAAGGATGCGTTTTCTCAACAAGATCAGCATGGCGACTTGTTAGCATCTCTTGTCGATTTGACTAAAGAGTTGGTTGATGGTCAGGCAAAATTGTTTCAAAAACTTCTTTTAGTTATGGACAAAAAAGATGAAGATACTCCTGTAGATTCAGCTTCAGGTAGCGTCGAAGGCGTTGAAGAAGAAATGACGCTTGGCATCGACAAATTATTTGCTGGAGCATTTATAGCACTTACTTTATGGGCAAATGAGCTTGACAAATATATTCGTACATTATGGCTTGCAAAAACTCTCGCCAGCCTTGCAAAAATTCCTGATTCAATAAAAGCGGTGTTTAAAACTCTTGGTACTAAAATAAAAAACACCAAAGTTTTTAAAGCATTAGCGACATCAATTGATGATTTCATTAAAGGGTTTAAAGGCATCGGTAAGATTATGGGGGCAGTTAAAACGCCTGTAGCAATTAAAGAGTTTAAAACTTTTTTTGGTAAAATAGGAGCGATAGTTGGCAAGATAACAAAACCTATAATGAGTGCGTTTACAAAGGTTATGGATTTCTTGAAACCAATTGGTAGTATGTTTAAATCTTTAAGTGGTCTTGGTGGAATAGGTAAAACAATTGGTCCAATTGTTGAAAAGGCAAAAAAGTTTCTACCAATAATGAAGGGCATTTTAAGTAAAGTTCTATTGCCTCTGTTTGTTATTTTTGATTTTGTTTCTGGTTTTATTGAAGGATTTAAATCTAAGGGAGAAGATGATGAGCGAGGTTTATTAGAAAAAACATTTGACGGAATTCTTGCTGGTCTATTGGAGGTAGTTAAAGGAATCTTTATTGTTCCATTAGATTTAATAAAATCTTTTATTTCAACGATTGCTGGAGCGCTAGGATTTGAAGACATTGAAAAGAAATTAGATAGTTTTAAATTTGCAGATATGTTCGATGATTTAGTTAAAAAAATAAAAGATATTATGGAATTTATTAAAAAACTTATAATGAATCCTATAGATACAATTAAGGCAGCCTTTAGTGATGATCTAACACCAGAAGAAGAAAATAATAAAGAAAGAAAAGAAATCGAAGAGAAAATTGCTCTAGATCAAAGCAGAATTGAAAATTCAAAATCTGGTCCAAATGCACAATCTGGAAGGCAAAAAATGCTCCGCAAAGGAGCTGAAACTAGGATTGCTCGAGCAACTGCAACGCTTAAAAAAATGGATGAAGAAAAACAAGCAGCCGACGCTCTCAAAGCTGGACCAATGCAAGAACTACCAAAACCTCAAGGTGTTGGTGAAGAAGGCAAACAGTTAGCTCAAACTACACAAGAAGTTGCTACTAAGAAAGAAGAACAAAATAAAGGTCAGGCAGCACCTGTTGTCGTTCAAGCTGGTAATGGCGATACAACTACTATTAATAATGGCACTACACTTCTTGGTCCATCTTTAAGATCAATTCCAGATCCAAACTGGATGTATGATGAATAAAAAAGGGGGACCACATGGATCCCCCTTCCAAAAGTATTGCGCTTTTGTTTAGTCGTCTTCAGCCAACTTCTTAAAGAAATCTAGGCTATCATCAGACGACTCTTCACTCCAAGGCACTTCGTCTTCTTTTGCCTTTGGCGCAGGAGCTTGACGAGCTACCACGGGAGACTCCATAACAACGTCCTCGTCAATCTCAGATGCAGTAGAAGATACTGCGGTTGCTCCAAGAACACGATTGAGTCGAGCTTGTAACTCAGCATAGCTCTTGAAGTTCTTTCGATCTACAAATTCCTGAAGGGAATATTCTGAAGACCAAACTTTTTCTAGCACATCATCATCTTCAGAAAGAACTGATGCTGAATCAAATTCAGACTTGTCATAGTTACGATAACCTTCAACATTCCGAATCTTCATTTTGAAGTTAGCACCTTCCCACATATCAAATGGGTTTACTGGTGATTCATCTTCAAACTCAGGAGCCATGCTCTCGTTAATCTTATCAAAAATCTTCTTACCAAACTTATAAAGGAATACTTTACCTTCATTCTCTGGATGAGCAGGATCTTTAACCATGTAGATGTTAGCAATATAACCTAAACGACGTTTTTGCTTACGAGCCTGTTCCTTACCAGCTTCATCGCCACGATTCCAGAGAGTAGTATTATACTCACCGACTGGATCTTGTTCGTTCAAAGTAGTAAGAGAGTTCTCGATGTACCAGCCACCTGGACCTTGAAAACCATGAGAGAATAACCGAACCCATGGAATATCTTCGCCTTTAGAGGCAGGAAGAAAACGAATAACAGCATAACCGTTACCAGCCTTATCAACTTCAGGTTGCCAGAACCGTGTATCGGCTCCACTCTTACCTTGGTTGTTAGACTGAAGTTTATTTGTTTCTTCAATGAGTTTGTCGTAGGTAGATTTAGAAGACCGCTTGAGGTCAGCGAAAGATGTAGTCATATTTTTTGTATCCTTATGTATTATATTACGTTGTATTTCGATTTGTCCACATTAACTCATAATTATTATATTAAATATACTATACTTAGTATCAAAAGTCAATCCTTTTTTCCTCTTTCTTTCAAAATATTATAAAAAAATGTTTCATTGTTTGGTAAGTTAAGTCGAACTTCAAGCTCTTTAACACGCTCTCGAAGTTCTCTTAACTCGCCCACATAGCTTTCAACTTCATTATTCACAATAACTTCCCGTTGCTACTGGGGATACTGTCAAGTCATCATTTACTTGTTTAAAGTAAACGGTATCGCCAACTTGCAATGGAAACATGGGACCAATAAAGGCTCTACTTCCATCCGACGCTGGATTTGTAGATACGACATTACAACCAACAAATTCGTAGTTAGCTTCACCTTTTTTGTATGTGGGAGTGAATCCACAAGCACTCAGCATAGCAATTAAAAATGCTGAAATAATAATTTTCATAGTAATATTTCCTTGGTTATCTGTTTACATTTATCAAGATCATATTCAATAAATGATCTATACTTATATATTAATTTTTTTCTCTCGTCCCAAATAATATCATCCAACTTCACATTCCAATAACGAGTAAAGCGAAGAATATCATCAAGGACAATAATTGTTTCTAAACTGATTTTGTTTTGTAGAAGCAACCGAAGTAGAATAGGATGATTACCGTCTTCTACCAATACAAGTTGATTGCATGATATATCATTTGAAAGGCAATAATCATAAAGCAGGGATAACTCATTACGATAGTTATAACTAATAGACTCTTTATTTTTTCGCCATAACGCATAGTTCTGTTCGCTTTCTTGTGAGACTAGACTACCAATCCAGTTGTCTCCACTCACTATAAAGTTACTTACAAAAAATTCTACAAGTTCATTCTTATCATATTTCTTTTGAAGTTTCCGAAAGAAAAACTTATCTTTTCTTTTTAAAAAAGATTCGATATTTGCTTTGACCTTACCATTGTATTTGAAGTAGTCATAGCTACTCGTAAAGTGTTGCTTGAGAGCAAGGTAAGTTTTATACGCATCAAATCCTTCATTTACATCATACATAATCATACTGGCAGACTGTTAATTTTTTCTTTCATAAGATTTAATTGACTCGCTTCAAGAGCAACGATTTCTTTGATTTTAGAGTTGACCAACTTTGCAGCTGTTTCAACTTCAATTTCATTCTTATCACAATACCAGCATATAGCATCCATGTATGGAATGTTTAAATCGTTAACAACCCTCTCAATAATCATTGAAAATGTTTTTGTATCAAGCATTATTTTTCCCATCTATAAAATATGTGATCGTCAATTTTAGTTGTACGTGTTTTTGTAGCAGCCCAGCTTGGTTTAACATAGTCAGCATGATAGTGAGTTGCGCCATCTGTAATATCTACTACCAATTGAGTTATAATAATATCTGCAAGTTTAGTGATTTTGATAAAGGTATCAAAGTCTTTTACAGTATCAGACAACCCATCACAATACCAGCTGAACTGGCAGCGGTGTTTGATCGGATATTCTTTTGATTTATCCACCCATGAAGTACGAGTTGGACCTTCCATAACAACTTCACAAATTGTATTTGGATATCGAGGATCGTTTACACGATTCATAGTCACCAATGCTACAGCCATTTGGCCAGCCATAGACTGATTTCTTGCTTCATGATATATATTCATGGCGAGACAAATCAACTCTGGATCAGTCTTTTCTTCTACTACAGGTTCTATCTTTGGTTCAGGTGGTGATACTTCAACAACTGGAATAACCTCTTTATTCTCTGTTTGTGCCAGAATATGATTTGCACCAAAAGCAGCGACTCCGAATACAATCGGAAAAACTAAAAGGTATATTTTCATTCACTTTCCTCATCATCATTATATTATATAATACCCTATTATACGAAATAAGTCAAGTTATTTTCAACAGCTCCAGCACGATTTATCCATACAGTATAAGCTACAATACCAGTAAGCATGGCAATTGCAATAAATTTACCAAATTCAATAATCCAATGGATTATCTTATCATAAAATTCTTGATCTTCTTTGGCGTGCGCAGCCGCTGCTTCTTTTGCTTTTTTACGTTTTTCTTTTCGTTCTTGGAGTAATGTTTCACGAGTGGCTAAAATCTCATCCCACGTGCCTTCGCCGAACTTGTTGTCGATTCGGATCCCAAGGTTGAGGATGTCCCTGTCGATCTTCTTCTGCTCTAAGACCATGGCGGCAACAGCACCAACACCAAGGTCATCATCTGTATCATCACCCATCTTTTTACCAAAGAACTGAGCTAACTTACTTCTAGGCTTGGTTTCTTTTTTCTTCTTTCCAACTTCGCGGTCTACAGCATCTTTGTGTTTAAACAATGCATCAAGACCATTATAAATTCCTTTGACATCATCAGCGGTGTCCATGGCAGATTTAACTGCATCAACAGCACCTTTTACTAATGCAAATGCAGCCATTGATTCAACGATTACCATTTTCCATCTCCATTATCCATTTTAATTTCCTGCACAGTGATATTATTGCGACATTTATCACTTCACAATGTACATATTATTAATTTATGGTATAAAGATGCCGTTTCGCTTCCTTTTTATTGACTATTTATAAAACAAATGTTTCATCGTTAAAGTTTGAGGGAGTTATTGAGTAACTATCGTTATTAATATTGACATTTAAATTTGATTGTTGATCTGCATCAGCGTCTAGTTCAAGTTGTTGAGTCTTACTGTTGAATCTCACTTCGCCAGCAGTGCCAGAAAACTGTTCGTTGCCTATGTAACTGGTACTGTTTATTACACCGCTAAAATCAATCTTGTCGTCAATCATCCAATCCATGATTGTATCTTCATTTGTACTTTCTAAGTCAAACACAAAGGTATCGCTACCATCCCCACCGTATAGATTATCAACACCAGCACCGCCAATTAGGGTGTCATCGCCACCGTATCCGTATAGTGTGCCACCGTTGTCGTTGCCTTGCATTGTATTGTTATAGTCATTACCATAACCAGTATACTCTTGTGTTTCAGATGTTAGATGAGAGAAACTACCAGCAGGAACAATATGGATATTGCTGTTGTCGTATTGCCAGAACAACCGCATTACATCCCCACCACCATGTTCATACATCTCTGCTTGGAAAGAATATGTTTCGCCTTCTTCCATATATGCAGAACCACGACTGTTATAATTCCAACTTCCCTGTAGTCTCCAGTTATTAAACACATATTGATCGTCAATCATCATCCTTGCACCATCGTCGTGACTTGAATAGAAGTTAACCCAGCCTGTGGTAGGAGCAGTTATTTCTCCTTGCCAGCGAACTGTAAAATGACTGTTTTGATGATTGCCTCCATATGGAAGATTGTTGTCACCATCGGTGTCTCGCCATATACCATAAAAGTTTAAATTATCATCAATCGTTTGTTTATATGGTGTCTTACCAGCATAGTTTCCAAGATAAGTTCCAGTGTAGTATTCTGCTTCGAGCCCTGGCGCTGATACATTTGAATCTAGTTGATCTAAAAATATTAGATTCTCAATTTCTTCTGGTAATGCATATGTGCCAACAGAAGCACGAACAACATCAATTCCACCATCTGTATCAACAACATTTGTATCTGTAGATGTAACATCATATGTCGTTGGTTCTGCTATTATTGTAGTATTGACTTCCTCGTATTCATCTTCTCTAAAAATGGTATCAATCTGAATAGTATCAACGTGAGTCATCCCACGCATATCTTCAGTCCAGCCATCACTCCATATGAATGTAATGATATCTGTAGTTGTAGTAGTCTCAAGTACTGGTGTTTCAAACGTATCAGTGTAAGTTCTAGTATCGACATTAACTACTCTGCTGTTTTCTAAATCATCAGTAGTTGTTAATGAATCTACATAGGTTGTTGATGTATGAATTTCTTCACCGTTTTGTGTACTAACTAAAACTTCATATGTTATAATTACATCCATTATCATTGGAGGTGGTGGTGGAGGTGCCTTTTCTATAACCACTTCTTTTACTACAGTTTCTTTCAACACAGAAACAGGAGGTGGTGGTGGAGGCGCAAAACTCATTGGTGCTTCTGGAGCAGACGGAGGTGGTGCAAAACTCATTGGTGCTTCTGGAGCATCTTGAGGGGCAGATGGAGGAGGAGCTTCTGGCGCTGACTGAGGTGCTGATTCTGGAACAGATTCTGGTGCAGTTTCAACAGGAGCATCTACTGGAGCCTCATCGACAGGAGCATCTATTGGAACTTCATCAACAGGAGCCTCAGATGATGCCTCAGGTTCAGATTCTACTGGTGCTTCTGGTTTAGATTCAGGCTCTGCTTCTACTGGTGCTTCTGGTTCTGGTTCTGGTTCAGGCGCTGCTTCTGGTGGAG